GCGTTGAGGTTCCGAAGGTTACCAGGTTGTTGTCGAACAGGTTGGGCGCGGTGGCGTTGCTCGCGGGCAGCGCCGCGGAGATCGCCGGTGTTACCAGGTATCGCCAGTTAGCCTCGCGCACGTCAACCGTGCCCTGTGGCAGGTTTATGACCGTCTGGTTCGTGACCGTGCCGGAGAGGTAGTTCTCCAGCATCCACAGGTTAACGCCGCGGTTTGAGAGGTTCTGCAGGATGTAGAAGAGCGCGAGCTTGCCCGCGTCGATGTACTCCGGCGTCTGCTCCTCCGCCGCCTTCCCAGCCTCACGGAAGGCGAACTCTATCATCTGGGCGACGTTGACCTTGGTCTGGTTTGTGGTGCCCGAGTAGGCCATCTCTTATCTCCCGCGTCCGCTCGTACGCATTGGTGCGCTCTGCTTAACGCGCGCTGGTAAATTTTTCTTGGCGGGCCCCGCCGCGATGTACTCCTTGCCGACCTTCTTGGGGATCCCTAAAGTGCTCTTCCCCTCGGCGGCGGCGTACATCGCGCCAAGTTGCGCCTTTGACTTAATCGGCATCTCAGCAGACCTTGCCGCCGTAGGCGTACTGACCAACGGCTTGCAGGCCTCGCATCATGTTCATGCGCTCGTCGTCTGACATGGAGCCCATTGGTGGTTGTGGCATTTCGCCGAGTGGTTGAGACGGCATGGCGTCCACGCCTGCCGTTCCTGCCGCGGTCATGGGGCGGCGGCGCTTGCGTTGTGCCATCGCTTGCTCTTTGCCTTCTTGTTTTGCCATCGCTGATGCCATCGCGAGCTCCGCGTCTGTTTGAGCGCCCATGCCGCCGGCGGCCATCTTCTTGACGCATCCGCCGGTCTTGTACTTCTTGACGGTGCCGACTTCCTTCTTGGCGCGTCCGCCCTTCTTTAACTTGGAGAGGTCTGTCTTCTCATCGTGTGACTGCTCGTCGTGAATCTTAAAAGCCTTCTTGACGATCTTCTTGTCCTTGGCGACGTCTTTTTTCACCTCGGTGCTCTCGGAGTGCTTGGCCTTGTCGCGCTTGACAAATCCACCCTCCTTGTAGCAGGGCAGGTCGCACTTCATCTTTGGGTTTGCTTTGAATCCTTCCATGGTATTTCTCCTTACCTTTGTAAACCGGTTAAATAGACCGTGCGGCCTTCCTTTTTTACTGCTGTCAGTGCTTCATTCTTTAGCTTGCTCGGGTCGTACGAGACGTGAACCCATCCAGAGTCTGGCACGCCCTGCGTGTAGAACTCCAAGATAACCTGCGTAAACTTCAGGTTGTCTGAGATCCACTTCGCCAGGTCGTAGTTCGACACGCCGGGTATCTCAATGTCCGCCGCCTGACCTTTGCAGTGATCTGATGTTGGGCTCCCGCCAACCTTCTGGTTAACCTCGGGCGCGCGGAACCCGGAGTTGCACTTCACGCCCCTCTTGAAGTGATCGCGCACCGGCTGCAGAACGTTCTGCGCGAGCGCCATGAGGGCCTGTACCTGTTCCTCGTTGGGCGTGTTGTCGATACCGTGACGGAGCGCGGCCTCGCTCTTTGTCATCTCGGACAGTGTGAAGTTCGGGGAGAGGTTCATCTCTTAGCCCAGCCCGCGGTTATTCTCGTTCCAAACAAGAACCCGAAGGCTATGTTCGCGGCCTCTAGCGCTATCGTTTGCACCTTGGGGTCAAGCCCCGAGATGAAGATCGATATTATGCCAGCGGCGATGACGCCGAGCGCACCAATGTACCGGCTGGATGCTCTTAGGTCCACGACCCACTGGCTCGGGTTGCCGTAGGGATTATCCAACTTGGCCAGGGCTTCGAGCTTTGATACCTCGGCCTGGTCGAGTTGGATAATCTCCGCGACGCTTGTCGGCCTCGCACCACCAGAGAACTTTGTGACTACCTGCTTTATCGCCTCGGCACCTATCGGCACCAGGGCCCCGACGATGGTCTCGACTATCACTTGTCCGCCTTGTCCTCGAGCTTGTCAAATATGCGGACGAGCATGCTCTTGATCTCGTCTATGTCGCGCTTGAAGTCGTCCTTGGTGACGTATATCAGAGGCAGCTCGGAGATGCGGTCCTCGATGCGGATGATCGACTTTGATAGGCTGTTCAGGACCCAACCGCCAAAGAAGCCGGCCAAGCCGATCGCTATGTTAATTAGATCCTGTGAGTCCATCTGATTCCTTTTGTGATTTCTCAAAGTTCTCGGCGTCCTCTTGGATGGCGCTGATTAGTTGGTGAACCTCAACGTAGGGCCGCTTCGACAGGTAGTCAAGCACCGCGTTGATCGTTGAGACTTTAAATTGGTACTTGTCCATCTTGTTAAGTCTGGGCGGTGATCTCACCGGATGATTGGTTCCAGTAGAGAGCTCTTAATCCGACGGTGGACGCTAATCTAATCGGCTGCACATAGAACCTGGAGTGGCCTCCGGCTGTTAGGCTGCCCAGCGCGGAGATGACCACGCAGTTGGTGTAAGCTCCTGAGCTGGCCCCGTTTCCTATCGCGATAGATTGGAACCCGTTTGTGGTGGCCCCATCTCCAATCGCGATCGCCGCGGCCCCACCAGACCTGGTGTTCCTTCCGATGCTTATAGACTGGGCGCCACACGGTCCGAAGGGTCCCGCGATGGCCGAACCGGTTCCGATCGCTATCAGGTCGGTGCTCTGCTCGGTGCCTGCGTTTGTTCCGATTGCTATTGCGCCGGTTGATGTTGAGATGCTGCCCGCGCCGGTTCCGATCGCGATCGGGTCCGTGTACACGGCGCCGGTGGCGGTGACCTTCCAATCCGAGTAAGTGCCAGATCCTCCAACGTAGCTCACGGAGACGGTTAGTAAGTTTGTTCCGTCGTACCCGGTGATGGTTCCCGCCATGAAGTTCGAGGGGTTCGCGGTGCTGAACACGCGCACTGTTTGTCCTATGGCGAAGGCGGTGCTTGCGTTGTTCACGTTAACGGAGAAAGCCTTGGACCCGGTGCCGATTGTGACCGACGTGGAGCTTGTCAGGTTCGTGTATCCGAGACCTGTTGGCCCGGTCGCGCCAGATGCGCCGGCGGGTCCGGTGTCACCCGTCATTCCGGGAGATCCGTTGGCTCCTGAAGGTCCGGTCGGTCCCGTGGGTCCCGTGGGTCCCGTGGGTCCCGTGGCTCCGGTTGCTCCCGTCGCCCCATTAGCGCCAGATGCGCCCGTGGCTCCGGTAGGTCCCGTTGGGCCTGTGGCGCCGGTTGGCCCCGTTGGCCCGGTGACGTTGAAGTACTGCACCGAACCGGCGGCGTTCTTGAAGTACAGTCGCTGGTCCCGTGTGTTGAGCGCGAGCTCGCCGTCAACGAGCTGACCAGCGGTTGGAGCCGCGCCGGTGGTGGCGCTGTGAAATAGCTGTAGTGGTGTGTAGCCTGCCTGTGCCATGTTTATTCCTTGTAGTACTCCAGGTTTTTCTTTAGTCTCTCATCCTCTGGCGCGAGCTCTAGCGCCTTGGTCCCGTGCTCAATTGCCTTGTCCTTTACCCCCATCCGGTACGCGGCGATCGCGGCCAGGTCGTGTGGCATAGGGCCCCAGGACTCGGGCCTTGAGGTGTAGTTGTACTGCCTCTGCGTTATCTTTAGCGCGGTGCACGCCGCGGCGTAGCACTCCTCCCATCGGTTGGTTCTGTAGCAAGCGTTCGCCAGCTCAACCCAGGGCTCTCTCATCTCCGGGGCCTCTATCGTGGCCCTGCGGTACCAGGGCGTGCCGTCCTCTCCCTTGCCGAACATCGACTGCCCGATCAGCCTCATCGCGTACGCTCGCTCGTGATTCCAGAGCGCTAGAGGGAGCGCCAGGTACCGGTTAAGCTCCGCGATCGCCTTGTCGTGGTGCGCGTAGAATGTTAGCTCGCGCGCGTAGTAGAACGAGTTCCTGGGGCAGTGAGGGTCCTCCTTCACGCCGACCTCTAGCAGGTCCATGTACTGACCACGGGATTTCTCCGGGTCCGGGAGGTGCGTCACGATCTGCTTGTCCGTGTGAGCCATCACCTCCTTGGCTCGTGGGTCCAGCGCCAGCATCTCGTGGCAGGGGTGCTTCCAGTAGTACCCGTGCCTGGAGTGTATCTTGTTCGTGTAGAACTTGATGTTGCAGCCCCAGTCGTACAGGTAGTTCAGCCTTGTTGTCTTGCCGGGCACCCAGACCCGCTCCAGCTCGTCACGCCAGCCCGGCTCCAAGATCTCGTCCAGGTCGATGGATATGCAAACGTCTACGTCCCTCGGAACCAACCCCAGGGCCACGTCTCTGGCCTTGTCAAAGCGCCAGGGTGTGACGCAGATGTGGTTCACAATGGCTCCGCAATCCCGGGCCAGGCCCACGGTGTCATCGGTGGACCCCGTGTCCGCTACCATCACCAGGTCGGCGTCTTTTGCCGAGTTATAGAATCTCTCTACGAACTGCTCTTCGTTCTTGCTAATCGCATACACGGCGATTCTCATGGCACCACTCCCTTGTTTCCTCTGTTACTACTAATGCAAAAACAGGGGATTATTCGCCGCTAATTGTCTCCGGGGTTGGCGGGTTAAGCTCGTAGTCCACCCACCTGCGATTTGATTGGCTCCACTTC